GATCGCTGGCCATTCTCCGCCGTCGTGGCGAGGTGCCCGCCGTCACTCTCGATGGCACGATCGCGGAGATCCTCTATCGGTCGCCGCTCGCGCGCATTCAGGCCCGCGAGGAGGTCCGCAACGTCATCCTGTGGCTCGAGACCATTGCCAAGATCGGTGGCGACCCTCGGCAGTTTGCCGACCTTAGCGAAACCGCGAGTTGGCTCGCGGAGACACTCGGTGTGCCGAACAGTCTCGTGCTTCGCCAGACCTTCGGTATGGAAGGGGACCGAGATGCATGAGACCGACGCGTCGAACGGGTGGTCCTGGTTCGATTCGCAGCCGCCGGACAATACGAGGGATGATGCTCTGAGCAGGGCAGCAGGCGCCTGCTTCGCCGGTCCCGACGGTGATCTTCTGTTGCGACACCTGCGATCGATGTTCGTCGATCGGCGGGTTCCACCCGATGCCAGCGATTCGACGCTCCGACACGTCGAAGGGCAGAGATGCGCGATCGATTACTTGACGCGGTTGGCGCGTCCGAGAGGTTGAAGATGCAGACAAGTGACTTCCTGACCGATTCCGATCCCGGCGATCGCGAGGAGGATGGCGTCAGCGCCGACACGCCGGAGCTCGAATCAACGCCTCAGCTACCAGCGGCAACAGTCGAGCGACCCGAAGGTGTGCCGGAGAAGTTCTGGGATTGCGAGGCCGGCGGCATTCGGACGGACGCTCTCCTTCAATCGTATCTCGAGCTGGAGCGGAGGCTGGGTCGATCATTGCCGAAGCCCGAGAACGAAGACGATGCCGCAGGCATGGATCGCCTTTGGGAAGCGCTCGGTCGTCCGAACGCTCCCGATCAGTATGCCTTGAGACCGTCGCATCCTCTGATCGAGCCCGACCCTGCCGTGAACCAGAAGCTTCACGAGGCCGGCTTCACACAACGCCAGGCTCAGCTCGTCTACGATCTCGCGGCCGAGCATATCCTGCCGATCGTCAGCGAAGCATCGACCGAGCTCGCTGCAACGCGCCAGATCGATCGGCTCAAGGATCATTTCGGCGGCGAGGATGCGTGGCGTATCACGGCCAGTCAGATCAAGGCCTACGCCGAGGCGAACCTTCCAGCCGAGGTCTGCGGTGCACTCTCGACCAGCTTTGAAGGTGTGTTGGCTCTCCACGACATGATGCGCAAGGCCGAGCCCGACATCATCGGCATGGCCGGCTCGGGCCAGATGGGTACCAGTGAAGAGAGCTTGCAAGAGATGATTCGCGATCCCCGCTACTGGCGCGATCGCGATCCGACTCACGTCAGAAGAGTCACGGAAGGTTATCGCAACCTCTATCCCGACTGATTCGCTGACGGGCGGCGCCTCGGGACAACCTCTTCGGCCCCCTGGCGCCGCCGCTTCCGTCTGAGCCGGCGGCCCGCGCGGACAACTGCTGGCTCTCCCCTTGTCGCGACTACAGAAACCCAAGGTGCGCGATGTCCATTACCATTGACCAGGCGTTCTCGAAGCAGTTCGAGCGCGAAGTTCACGAAGCCTATCAGCGTCAGGGATCGAAGCTGCGCTCCACCGTGCGTGTGAAGAACGGGGTGCGCGGTAGCTCGACGATCTTCCAGAAGGTCGGAAAGGGAGCGGCTTCGACCAAGGCGCGGCACGGGATGGTGCCCGTCATGAATGTCGATTTCAGTGCGGTAGAGGCCACGCTGGTGGACTACTACGCTGGTGAGTGGGTCGACCAGCTCGACGAGCTCAAGACCAACCTGGACGAGCGGCAGGTCCTCGCCAACGCCGGCGCGTTCGCGCTGGGGCGCAAGACCGACGAGCTCATCATCTCGGCACTTGCGGCCGCTACGCATTCGGCCGGCGATCCCGCGACCGGGCTGACGAAGGACAAGGCGCTAGAAGCGTTCGAGATGCTGGGTTCGGCGGACGTGCCGGACGACGGCCAGCGCTACGCGGTGATCGGCTGGAAGCAGTGGTCGGATCTGCTCAATGTCGCCGAGTTCGCCAATGCCGAGTTCGTCGGCGACGAGCAGCTTCCCTGGCGCGGGACGCAGGCGAAAGTATGGCTCGGCACGCTCTGGATGCCGCATTCAGGGCTGACCGAGGTCGACAATGTGCGAACCTGCTTCTGGTTCCACAAGAGCGCCATCGGCCATGCGATCGGCCAGGATGTCAAGACCGACATTACCTGGCACGGTGATCGTGCGGCGCACTTCATCTCGAACTCGATGTCGCAGGGAGCGGCCCTGATCGATGACTACGGCGTCGTCAAGATGCCCTGCCTGGAGATCTGACGATGGCCTACTCGTCCAGCAACCTGAGTGCCATTTCGTATGCCAATGGATTCACTCTCTGGCATTACCGGACGGATGACCTCATCGCCGACGTCGATAACGTTGGATACTTCAACGACGCGAGCAAGATGCTGAGAACCGGTGATTTCGTTTTCGTCAACGCCGGTGTTGAGGACATCCCGACGCATGGGGTCGTCGTCGTTCTTTCCAACACCGGCGGTGTCGTCAATGTCAGCAATGTCACGCAGTTCGGCGCCATCGACACCGACTGACCGTCGAGACGAGTGACTATCGTTTCATTGACGGTTGCGTCGCGGGCCGGTGCCAGCCGGCACCGGCCCGCCTCCACAAACATTCCCGTGCCGTGGCCACGACATTCGTTGTGCCATGGAATGCCAGCCAGAAGCGAACGAGCACCATGCCGCTTACTGATGTCGAGCTTTGTTCGGCTGCACTCGTCAAGATCGGCGCAGCCGTAATCACCTCCTTCGAGGACGAGACAGCCGAGGCCGACGTCGCAATGCGATTGTACGAGCTGACGCTGCAAGGTCTGATCACGTCACATCCTTGGCATTTCACTCTGGCTCAGGCAGAACTCGCAGCACTGGAAGAGGCACCGCAGGCGGGATTCTCCCGTGTCTTCGCGCTGCCGCAGGATGCCTTGCGCACGATCTCAGCCGGCGCGGATTCCCGCGCCACCGGATCAATCTACCACGTTGCAGGCTCGCGCTTGTTCGCCGATGCCGGCCGCATCTTCCTGAGTTACCAGCGCCGTCCCGCCACCTCGGAATTTCCACCCTTCTTTGTCCAGGCGTTCATCGCCCGACTGGCAGCCGAATTCTGCCTGCCGCTTACCGAGGGTACCAGCAGGTCCGAGGTTCTCTACAAGCTCGCGGCTGCCGAGCTCAGGGTTGCCAAGCTCGCGGACAGCCAGCAGGCCACCCCTCGGGCCGTCGACGACTTCACGCTGATTATGGCGCGCAGCCGATGACACGGATCGTCGCGACCAAGTCGAGCTTCACGTCCGGCGAAATCGATCCAGCGCTGTTTGGGCGCATGGATCTCCGCGTGTATGAGGAGGGGGCGGCAAAGCTGAGAAATGTCATCGTGCAGAGGACTGGCGGCTTGGCCCGTCGCCCAGGCACCGAGCTTCTCACCTATGTGCCCGATGGCAAGAGGCTGTTTTCCTTCGAGCGGAACGGTTCCAGCGACCTGCTCATTTTTGGTGATGGCGCTGTCCATGTCGTCCGCAATACGCTGCTGCGCCAGACCATCGTGGATAACGAACTCTGGGGTGGTGAGGAACTCCGACAGCTGGACTTTGCTCTGGTGGACGAGGCCGTTCTGGTGTGCCATCCGGCATATAAGCCACGCCTCCTGCGCCGCGATGCGGCTGGTCAGTGGGCGATCCATACGCTGGAGTTTGCTCGCGCGAATGCCGATGACGACGACGAGCGAGTGCACTGTCCCTTTGCCCGATTTGCGCCTTCGAACGTCACCATTCAGCCGTTCCGACTATCTGGTGGCGATCCGACAGGGTCGGGAGCGCGCGACGCCGATGTCGAGCTTCGGGCATCCGCGCCGGTATTTACGCAAGATCACGCTGGAACGATCCTCCGTATCAAGGGGCGTCAATTGTTGCTTTCCGCGCCCGCACCGGGGTTTGACGGCCACGTTGCTCAAGCCAGGCCACTCGAGCCTCTCGAGGACGAGCGGCAGACAACGAACTGGGATGAGGAGGCATTCTCCGAGGCGCACGGTTGGCCGATCTGCGCCGCGATGCATCAGGAGCGCCTGGTTCTGGGCGGGTGTCCAGATCGCCCCGACTACTTGTGGTTCTCCAGATCCAGCCGGCCGTTCGACTTCGATTTCGCTGACGGGATCGACGATGGCGCGATCGCGTTCCGCATCGCCGCCGAGCGTCAGCATGAGATACGGCAGTTGTTCTCCGGGCGTGTCCTGCAAGTATTCACGACGGCGGGCGAATGGACCGTCAGTGGCTTTCCGCTGACGCCGGGAGCGGCGCGAGTGGAGTTGCAGACCAGAATCGGTTCGCCCGCTGAACGCCAGATCGCGCCGGCCGATGTGGATGGCGCAACCTTGTTCGTTGGCGCCACTGGTCGAGATCTGCGCGAGTTCCTGTTTACCGACACTGAGCAAGCCTACCAAGCAGCCGATATCGCTGTCCTGTCGCGCCATCTCATGCTCGATCCACTGGAGATGGCTTTCGATCAGACTCGTCGCGTACTTTGGATTCCGCGGAACGACGGCAAATGCTGCGCGGTAACCATCGATCGCAACAGCAACGTTGCCGCGTGGAGCCTGCTCGAAACCGAGGGAAGCTTTCAAGCACTCGCTATGCATGAAGGCGGGCTGCTGATGCTTGTCGAGCGCCAGTCGGGACTTTGCCTCGAACGGTTGTCGAACGCGGCAATTCTCGACCATCAACAGACGTTCACCAGCCCAACGCCCAAAGACGGCTGGGAAGGGTTCGCCCAGTGGTCTGGTGAGCGCCGCTTCGTGATCGCTGACGGCGTGGCGCTCGGCGAGATCGAGATCGACGGCGACGAGGTGCTTATCGATCGAGCCGCAAACGCCTTGACCGTGGGTTTGCCCTTCGTGCATGCGATCGAAGGTCTGCCGCTGGACTTCGGCGCTCGAGGCGCAGCACCAGATGCACCATATCGCCCCGTCAGGATCAGCCTGCGGGTTGGGTCGACCGATAGTCTCACGCTCGATGCCGGGGCTGGCTTCCGCGCATTGGACCTCGGCGGGCCGCACGATGCCGACCGTACCCAGGATGTCAGTGTGCGGGCCCTGGGATGGCGACGAGGGCTTCAATATCCGCCATGGCGGATCACACAGCAGGCTCCAGGAGCCCTGAATCTTCTCTCGGTCACTGTCGAAGCGAAGGTGAATATCTGATGGGTGGATTGAATAGCCTTGCCAGCGTTGGTCTGAATCTTGCGCTCGGACAGCAGGCGATGCGACAGGAAAGCAAGGAGGCGAAGGCGGAGCGCGACCGCCAGATCGCAGCGATCATGCGTTCGAGCTCGAACAACGATAAGTTGCAGGCCAATGCCTTGCGCCGCCGGCTTGCCAGTGAACGGGTCCGAGCGGGTGCTGCCGGCACGGCGACCACCGGCGGATCGATCGATGCGATCCTGCGCGGGCTCGAGCGTGAAGCGGAACAGGATGCTCAGGCGCGCCGTGAAGCGACCGCGCAGAAAGTCAAGGAAATCAACGATGCGTTCGGCGTCCGGCGAAACAACAATCTGCTGACGACGACCAATCGGCTTCTGGGATCCATCTCCGGAAGCAATAGCTCCAGCAGCAGTCGCCGAAGCCTGCTTGGGTAGATAGTGTAGATGTGGAACGCAACAAATAGTGATGAAATACAGTTGATAAACTGGAATATAAAAAGAGTCAAAAATGGCAAAGTTCGTTAATTTCTTTGAGTTCATCATTTTGTGGAACAAGACACAAAATCTCAATACTCCTAGTTTTCATTTAGCAATTGCTCGATGGTTGCAAGAAGGTTGGATGAACGGTAACGAACGTTTGCTTCTGATGGTATTTCGTGATGCTGGAAAATCAACATTGGTTGGTTTATTTAAATCTTAGAATACTGATTTTGTCCGCCGATCAATCTCTCGCCGATAAAATGAGTCGGAATGTTCGAAGAATAATCGAAATGCACCCGGCGACCAGACACTTGATGCCGCGTCGTGCAGAACTCTGGACCAGCCACCAGTTCACGGTGCGGCGAAGCCGCGATCATCGTGACCCCTCCGTGTTGGCGCGCGGCATAACCGGAAATTTTACCGGTACTCGTGCCGACGTTGTGATTTGCGACGATGTCGAAGTGCCGAGAACCTGCAATACGCCGGGCAATCGTAGTTTGCTGCGACAACGCTTGGCTGAAATCGATTTTGTTTTGGTGCCAACCGGATTTCAGATTTATGTAGGGACACCCCATAGCTACTATTCGATATATGCTGACTGTCCGCGCGTCGAGATCGGAGAAGAAAAGGCCTTCTTTGAAGGGTTCCACCGGCTATGCATTCCACTGGTGAACAAGCTTGGCGAGAGCGCGTGGCCAGAACGCTTCCCTGCGGCTGCCATCGACGCGCTGCGACGGAAGGCCGGCCCAAACCGGTTTCGCAGCCAGATGCTGTTGGAGCCGACGCCGGCACGCGCCGCCAAGCTCGATCCATCTCGGCTCGTTATTTACTCGGAACCATTGCGCGCGGTCTTTGCCAACAACGAGCTGACGCTTTGGATCGGTGATACGCCGATGGTTTCTAGTGCCTGCTGGTGGGATCCGGCTTACGGGCGACCCGGCCGCGGTGATCGCAGTGCCATCGCTGTCGTCATGATCGACCGCTTCGGTCGCTACTGGCTTCACGCGGTTCGCTATCTGCTGTTCTCGCCGAAGGAATTGGACGAGGTCGACGAAGCGACCCAGCTGACACGACAAGCCATTGCATTTGCGGCAGCACTGCATCAGACTCGCCTGTTCATCGAGACGAACGGAATCGGACGATTCCTTCCAGGTCTCGTTCGGCGAGAGCTCAGGGGAAGATCATGCAACTTGACCCTGGTCGAGCGCCATTCGACCAGAAGCAAGGCACAAAGGATCCTCCAAGCGCTCGATCCGATCCTTGCCGCCAGCCACCTCCTGGTCCACCAGTCGGTTGCCGAGAGTGGCTTCATCGAGGAAATGCGTGAGTGGGCGCCGGATTCCCTCGCTCGCGATGATGGCCTCGACGCCGTCAGCGGTGCAATCCTCGAGCAGCCTGTGATGGTAGGCAGCAGAAGATTTGCCAACGCTGCGGCACGCCAGCCGGGCGGAAGCGGTTTCCTCGCCGAGACCGAGTTCGCCCTCTGAGTGTCGTTTCTCACCGCAGCCTCGAGTGCGCCCCTGGGCCTGGACAGTCTTGACCTTCTCCCCTGAATTTGGGCCAT